ATTAAATATTATTAATATTATTATTATAATCATAATATTAATTCATACTCCATAATCACAAAAAATATTGCCATTATCACTATAGCTAGCACGTTGTTTACCTATTCTTATTTTAAAACAATACCAATTATCATTTTTTTGATAATCTTTCCAGACAATATCATTAGCATATATCCAATGTTGTTTAGTTGATATTAACAAAGGTAAACACCATTCATATAATTGTATTAACTTATCATAATAATTTGAATTAACAATATAACCAGATGCTGTTTGAGCAAATAATACTTTATTTACATTCAAGTTGTCACATACACTAGAATAATGTAAATTATATGATAACATACATACATCATAATCAATATTACTTTCAAAAAAAGTTTTTAAATTTTCTTCAAATACGTCTTTTGAAACCAAAAACTGAAAATCATCTTCTAAAATTAGAATATTTTTATAATTTCTTTCTTTTGCGATTTTTAATACAGCCAAATGCGATAAACCACACCCATAAATTCCAAAATCTGGAGTTGAAATAGCTTCAAACCTCTCATAACTAAGTTGAAAATTATTTAATTCATTTTCAATTTCTTCTCGTCTATCAGTTCTTTTACTCAAATTAATATAAATAATTTTATCAATATAATTGGACATTAATTATATGATACTATTAATATATTTATATTAATATTATGAATATAAATATTTTAAAATAATTTACCACTTTGTACTTTTTTTGACACTAATTTTAGGTCCACCACCTCTCTTTTTAGTTTTAGTTGGATCATATTGTTCTTCTTGGTCTTCTTCTGGCATACCCTTAGATAATTCCCAGAATTCTTTAGAACCTAAACGGAAATCATTATGACTATCTGCTTTATACCAAAAAACTTGGTCTTGTAACTTATTGGATTTGGAGTTATTATTAATTACAAGACATTCATAATTTTCAGTACATTGATCCATAACCTGACAAAATGATTCAAATGTTGGAAACATACCAGCATAATTATCATAAATACGTTTTCTGTTTGCTATATAATTCTCTCTAAGAATAAAAACATAATCGATATTTGTTCTAAGAGTTGGTGGAATACCAAGAGGATATTGCATAGTAATTACTAACATTACCTTCCAGTGTCTTCCATTCATGAAAAGTAATCTCATTAATTTATCACGAGACCATGTATTATCATATAAACAATCATCTAAAATAACAAAAGCTCTAGGATCAATAGTTGAACGTTTGTAAGTTTCCATTTCTTTTTTGACTTGTTTTAATACAGTTCTCTGACGTTTTAATATATTTTCAATAATAGCAGAATTATATTCATTATGAATAAATAATCGAGGAACCATTTTACCATAAAATCCATTGCCTTCTTCTGTTCCTGATATAACTGTACCAATAGGAATCTCTTGTTGATAATATAATAAATCTCTTACTAAAAATGATTTACCAGTGTCACGCTTACCAATTAAAACTACAACAGGACCTTTATTTTCATTAGCTTTAAATTGGATGCTTTTCATATCAAATTTTTTAAGCTCTAGACTCATTTCTATAATATTTAAAAAAGAAAATATAATAGATTTTGAACGCTATTAAATAAATTAGATTTTTTCCTAAATCAAACGAATACTATTATGAAAATTTTAAATGTTTTAGAGAAATTTAATAATTAACTAAATAATAAGTTAAAAACACATTTAATTTATATTTTAATTGACTAAAGATGATAACAATCAATTATCAGAAAAGGAAAAATACCGAGCTTTTTAAGCATTTTGAGGAACCTACATCGCTTTTTCTCTCGAAAGCACAAAACTATATACCTATTTATACTAGATTTTTTAATTTGAATGACAATAATTATAATAGTATTAATCTCAATAATAAATGGTATATTTCAAATATTAACGAACAAATTGAAGATAATGATAATCTTTTTATGTGTAGAATAAAAAATATAGACACGAATAAAGTAAAGGATAAAGAAGTATTCTTCAAAATGGCACCTTTATTAGATCCATATAAATATATGATTGGTAAATACGACATATCAAATACTAAATTATTTAGTTTACCAAAGCTAAATTCAAGTGTAGAAGATTGTAATTCTAAATTTATTGATATAAATAACTCAGCATATGTTGATGGTTTATTCTTATTTTTATCAAGTCAATTAAGAAATACATATAAATTTACACATGGTGTTGAATATTATGGTTCTTTTTTGGGTATTAAAAATGAGTTTAAAATTAATGTTTTTGACGATATTGATTATTTAAATAATTCTGATTTTTTTAATAAAAATAAAAATATTTTATTTAAAATATTTTATTATGATCATCTATTTCAACATGAACAAACTAAATTAAAACCATTGACAATTGGTAATAATATTAGTTTAAAATCATTAAAATCTGTTGATAATGAAATATTTGATGATATTTTTGATGAGAATAATAATTCAATAGATTTAAATGGTTTAAAAGATTTATCATTAGATTTAGTTGATTTAACAAATGTATCGTTAATAGCAGACCATCAAGTAACATTAAAATCAAATTCAACATGTTCTTCTCGTTCTTCATATACAAATGATGGTGATTTAGATGATGAATGTGAAAATTGTGATCCAGATGGTGAAGTATTAGATTCAGGTTCTGAGAAAAATAGTATTGGATCAAAAGACCATAACGAAGAAGGAAATGAGGATGATGAAGGTGACGAAGAAGAAGATGATGAAGAAGATGATGAATGGGATGAAGAGGAAGAGAGAATAAATGTATTTATCCCGAAATTTCCAGTTCAAGTTATTGGAATGGAATTTTGTGAAAATACATTTGATGATTTAATTCTAACAAATGAGTTAACAAATGAAGAGTGGTATTCAGCATTTATGCAAATAATAATGATTCTTATAACATACCAGAAAGCCTTTAATTTCACGCATAATGATTTACATACAAATAATGTAATGTACAATCAAACTGACAAGAAGTTTTTATACTATTGTTATAAGAAAAAATATTATAAAGTTCCAACATTTGGAAGAATATTCAAAATAATAGATTTTGGTAGAAGTATTTTTAAATTTGATGGTAAAATATTTTGTAGTGATAGTTTTCAAACTGGTGGAGATGCTGCAACTCAATATAATACAGAACCTTATTTTAATGATAAGAAACCTAGATTAGAGCCAAATTATAGTTTTGATCTATGTAGACTAGCATGTTCAATTTTTGACTATGTTATTGATGATTTTGAGGAAATGAAAGATCTAAGTAAAATAAAAGATCCGGTTAAACGTTTAATTTTTGAATGGTGTTTAGATGATAAGGGAATAAATATGCTTTATAAAAATAATGGAGTAGAGAGATATCCAGATTTTAAATTATATAAAATGATAGCTAGATGCGTACATAATCATACACCTCAAGCTCAATTAGAACGTCAAGAATTTGATACTTATACAAAGTTTAAAGGTGATGTGCCAGAAGATGTAATAGATATTGACAAGATTCCATCACATATTTAGAATTATTTTTTTTTTATAAAATCCATAATAGATAATATTTATATATATTATGGATAATAGATTTGGATTTATTATAACTAGACATGTTAATTCAGTAAAAACGAATAAGTATTAGAATCATTGTGTAAAATTAATTAGAACTTTTTATCCATTGAGAAAAATTGTAATTATAGATGATAATAGTAATTATAACTATGTTAGTTCAGAATTTAATTATAGAAATGTGGAGATTATTCAATCAGAGTTTCCTGGTAGAGGCGAGCTTTTGCCGTATTATTATTATTTGAAAGGTAGATTTTTCGAAAATGCTATCATTATTCATGATAGTGTATTTTTTCATAAAAGAATACATTTTGAGAGCTTTAATGGTATAAATGTAATGCCTTTATGGTTTTTTCATTCAGATAAAGAAAATGTTGAAAATACAAAAAGAATTGCGAAAAATTTAAAAAACAATATTTTAATAGACAATAAGGTTTCAAAGGAATTCAATGTTCTGGGAATGAATACAGATAAATGGTACGGATGTTTTGGTGTTCAGAGTTATATAAACTTAGGTTTTCTAGAACAAATAGAAAATAAATATGGAATAACTAATTTAATATCAGTAGTAACATGTAGATCAGATAGATGTTGTTTAGAGAGAATATTTGGAACAATTTTTTTTACCGAATCCCCAAAATTATTTAATCAAAAATCGTTATTTGGTGACATCATGAAATATCAAAAATGGGGATATTCTTATGATGAATATATGGTCAACTTAAAAAAAGGCACTATACCAAGA